CCCTGTCAACTTTATCACGGAGTTTGTCAATTTTAGCAAAGAGTATGTTGTCAATTTCTTCTTGCTTGGTAATCCTTTCTTCATGTACCGCGAGCATCTTACTCACGTTACTATTTACTTCACTAAGCTTTTCAATTGCATTATCAATCTTTATGATAATGTCTTTTACATCTTCGATCTTTTGTTCTAATAAGGCAACTTTAATTTCTTCTGCCATTGGAGGACTTGAGGTAATCTATCCAGGGTTTTCTCTTTCCTTTCATATATCTCTTTTTGACTCTACCTAATGTAGGATCAAATCCCGCAACTGGCCCCTTTGGATCAGCGGAACTGCCAAATCCATTTTGAGCTCCTGGTGCATTAGCGACCATTTGCTCTTTTATCATTTGTATGATTCGATCAAGTGTTTTCTTTTCCATTGTAAACCTGCTGAAGTTGCGATAAACAATTTATATCAATCGCAATATCATGAATATAACATTTTGGATATGGAGATAATTTATTCAAAAACACAATGAAAGTTTTCATTGTAGACCAAAGATCTTCTTCAATTTTATAAAAAAGCATTGGCGTAGTTGCCTCACCAAAGATATTATAAAGAACTATAAAGTGATTAATCAACAGATGAGTTTTTAATTCACCTGTTGATTTATATCGTCTCAGCAATCTTTTGATATATTTAAAGTAATTAAGATCTTTTTCAAAATCTTCCTTTGTTACCGCTTGAGGATTTTCATAATTTTTAATAGCAAAAAGAAGAAAATTCTTCTCATTCAACTCATCAAAGATCATACATCAATCAAGCTCTAACTGAAAGAACTGTAGTTCCCAGACCCAATGGGTATGTGTCTGAAGTTGTGTTTGTGATCGTTCCAGCACCACCAACCTGACGGATGATGTCAGAAGTGAAGGAACTCGTTACACCTGATCCACTTGACATGTCAGTAATAACGCCAACAAATCCTGTTGAAAGATCAATGAGTAGATTTGTCTGTGCTGTTACTCTGCTGAATGTAACGGCAGTTCCTGCAGAAATACCAGTTGCTGAAGTAGAAGCAGTAGAAACTGTAACTGTTGTAGTTCCAACAGATACAATGCTTCCATTAGAGATACCACCGACAGTGATAGAATCACCAACAGATACTCTCTTCAGTCCAGCGCCAGGAATATTTTCTACAGTTTGAACGAATGCAGATACAGGAATGATTGTTGCACCAATCGCAACTGTTTGACCGGTAGAAACTGTTGTTGTTAAGAAGTTAACATTTGCACTCAGAACAGTGCTTGGTGCAGTAAAGGCAAAAGCTACACGGTTAGTAATCTGACCATTAAACCCAGTTCTAATAAACAGTCCTTCGTTTGTGTAAACGGGAATTTCTGCAGAAGAGCTTACAGATGCAGCAGTGGCAACAATCGCTGTTGACTCATTTGCATTGTTAGCATCAAATGCTCTAATTCTAACTGTTGCACCAGCAGAAACATAAACAGTTTCGTTGAAGCAAAGATGTACTTCACCTGTTGTTGCAGTTGAAATAAAGTTTGTTGAACCACCGCCAACAGAAATTGGATTTCCATTGTTAGGATCTTTGAAGAAAACTGCAACAGGAGTTGCAAGTCCCAAACCAGTTTCGTTTGCACCCGTGGCACCAGAACCAGTGTTCAATCCAGCTACAGGAACATGTACCTCATCAAAGAATGCTGTAGACAGTCCAGAATAAACATTATCCTGATAATGACGATATACCCATCCTCTGTTATCTGCAAAGAAATTATGAGGAGTGTTAGTAATATCTACACCAGTAAACTGTGTCGATCCTGAGGTATACTTAGGAATTGCGTAATTATTATCCGCTGTTTCAGTGGTGGTTGAAATGCCCCAGAGTGCCATTCTTTTTACCCTAACTAAATTTATTTGCTAAGAATATTTATAAAAAAAGGAGATCTTACTTTTGATCCCCTTTGCGTAAAACTACTTTTAAAAAGTGAGTTGTTAGATCAAGTAATCCATTCTCTTCAAATCTTTTTGTTTTAGCCAACCACTCAGAAGCAGTTAGTAATAGACCTAAAGCAATGGTTACTCCCCAGTTAGTTATAAAGCAAGTGATCATGATGCAGGTTCTTGTTGCTTAAAGAGAAGTTCTTTAACAACTTTAAGAATTTCATTATCAATACTGTTATCTGTAGAATCTACATATTTCTCAAGAAGAGAGATAACAAGATTCTTAACTGCTGGATGTGTAGCAATCTGTAGAAGAATTGGTTTTACAACCGCTACTACTGCGCCCATGATGTCCTCCGTGTGAGAGTATCCTGGGCTATTTAGAGAAAAGAGTCCTCAGTAGACTCCTTTTCTTGCAGCAGAAAGTCTCACAGTCAAATCTTTGATTTTTTGCATCTGAATTCTCTTTCTTTGCTGCTCCATCTTTTTATCATCAACTTGAGAAGTTGATGGTGGCATTACAGTTTCATCATCCATCTGTTCGCCCAGTTTGCGTCCACCACGACGAGCAGTAAGAACAGCAGCAATAGCAGCCTTTCTTCTCTCTTCCTTGGTTCTACCTGCTAACTGAGGAGACTTGGAAGCATAGAAGTCTTTGATTGCTGCTCCCATATCAGTCTTAGCAGTAATCTTTTCATCAATCTGATTCACTTCTTCTTTATTCATTTTCTTTTTTTGCCAAGAATCAAGTGCATCTACTGGACGATCACCCTTAGCAAGGACTTCTTTCTTATGTGCTTGGAATGCAGAAGCAGACTTTGCTCTATCTTCTTTTTCTTTTTTAGCAGCAGATGCTCTAGCAGCAACCTTTTCTTTAGCAATACGATCAAGTCTTTCTACAGAAGTTTCTTCACTTCTTACTGAAGCAAGAAGATCATCTAACTTACTAGACTTCTTTTTCTTAGCAGGTGCTTTTGCTTTTGGTGCTGCCTTTTTAGTCTTTGCTTTTGGAGGAGTAGTTGCACTTCCTTCCCAAGGGTCAGCAGGTTTTTCTGCTTTCTTTTTGGTAGGTGGAGTATAAGAACCACTGCTTACTTTTTCTTTAGTTCCTGCACCTGCACCACGATAGGTTGATGGTTTTCTTTCTGCTGCTTTTGGTGCTTCTTTCCCACCTTCCATTTTACGAGCAACACCTAATGCACCTTTAGCAACTTTTCTTGCACCACTTGCAACTGCAGATGCTGCTGCTTTTTTAGCACCACGAACTTTGGAAGAAAGTTTTTGTCTTGCAAGTCTACCAACTGCCTTGACTAAATTACCTCTTTTCTTTTCTCCAGTGGGAGTATCATGACCGAAGGTTACTTTTGCTTCGATTAGCGCATACTCAATTGCTTCTTCAATATCATCCTCACTGTAACCCTCTTCCAGAAGATCGCTGTAAACACTTTCGACAACAAAATCTACTTCGTCAATTTCAACCATTTCAATTAGGGTTCCGCCAAGTTCTTCAACAGCCTCTCCAAGTTTAATTCCGCCACCCATGGCAGAAGTTTTTACTTTATTAGTAACTTTCTTTTCTTTGATCTCTTTTTCAGATTCAACATCTGTCATCACTTCAGCAAGATCTTGTCTCCAGTTTGAGAAAGACTCCTTCATTTTTTCTTTTTTAATTGCCTTTCCAATTGCCTTACGACGCTTGTGAAGATACTTATCTGAACTGTCAGTGTCACCATCATTATCAATATCTGCGTCCTCTTGTCCTACTGGATCAAGTGCTTCCATTGCTGCCTTTCTCTTCGCAGCAGTTTTTGCCTTAAGTCTTTCTCTTGCTGCTTCCTGTTCGTCCTTAGGAATGGAGAACATATTACGATCTGTTTTAAGTTTTTCTGCAGGTTTTCCAGGAACTGCGGACTCAAAAACCTGCTCCAGATATACTCTGGAAATATCATTCAATGGATTAGGAGCAATAGACATCTTAATACTACTATTTCTTTACCTTATACTTATTTATGAATTCTTTGATATTTGATTGCTTATATCCACTATAAGGTTTTGCTCCTGGTTGAAGATTCATTTTATCTCCCTTTTCAAAACCAGGTGTCATATCAGCAGCATACTTGAAGTATCCACCAGTTCCAACAAGAGTATTTGGTTTCCCAGGTACTCTCATTTTTCTTTCAACTCTTTTCTCCTGATAGGCTTCTTTAAAATTCTTAGGAAGATTTTTTGCTTGAGGAATAAAGGCTCCATAAGGGCCCACTTTGGGATCTTCTTTATCTACAAATCCATCAATGTTATGATCTTTTCTATTAAGAGATTTTTTTACAAGTTTTTTTAGATTAATTGATGGAACTTCAATCTCTGCTTCCATCACATCACGGATCCAGGACTTAAACATATAATTCTCTTCAGTCACACAAATAAGATGATTAGTTCCTCTACGAATAATCTCACCAACTAATCCAGTATTTAAGTTTTCTACAATATCACCAATTCTAAAAATTTTATTATTTACATACTGATCTCTAAGTCCTTTTGGATCACACTTAGGAGCAATTTGCCAGAGTTCAGTCACTTCTTTTTTCTTTTTCTTTGCGCCCATTCCCTGACGAACTGCATCAAATAATGCTTGTGCGTCTCCATCATCAAGAGACTTAGGTGTTCCTCTACGGAATGATTCAAAGTCCCCATCAATAACAGCCTTTCTCATCTTGGATGCAGACATTCCCTCCACACCTTCAGCATCTGCATCACGAACTCCTGCAGAAATTACACGGATCAGATCAAAATTATAAAGGTCTCCATTATATTTTTGTGCTAAGTTTTCAAATTCTGCTTGGCGATCAGATCCAACAATAATATTGACGTTTGGATATCCTTCTTCCGAAGCCGCAACTAAAACATCGAAAATCGATTTCATCTCATCATCATTAATAATGTTTTCCTCAAAGTCTGGGAACATCTTTTTCATATAAGAAATCTTCATATCAGGATCAAGAGGATTCTTCTTTGGATCCTGAGTTCTTGAAGGATAGATCTTTAAATTTCCACCAGCAGATGCTTTTTTTGCTGCCTTTAAAAGTTTTTCGTGTCCTACTGTTGGTGGATTAAAGCGACCAAATGCGACAGTCAAGGTGTCACTATCTGTAGGTGCAGCTGCAGTTGAAGGTACTGTCTTCTTTTGTGCCTTTGGTGCTGGTTCTGGGGTTGCTTTTGCTTCTGGTTTTTCTGGTGCTGCTGATTTACCTACTGCACCTTTTGGTTGATCTTTTCCATCTTCTACTCTACCTCTATCATAAAATACTAATTTTCCTTTCTCAGTTTTCGCAACGAACTCTCCACGGCTATCCAACCAACCACCATGGCCATCACTCTTGAGGTTTAACTTCTTCGCTTGCATAGATGCTTGCGACTCAGTTGCCTCATTTAGAAATTGGAAAAAACTCTTCATATTGTTTAATCTTATACTTTTATTTATTAGAACTCTACAATCAGAGCATTTCTTGGAGGTTTCTTTACAGTAACTATTCTTCTTCCCTTATCACCTCTACTTGGAGATTTCCCCATTATTAATGGTAAACCTTTACTATCTTTTTCTTCTGCAACAAATGGTTGGTCAACTCTTCTTTTCCTTAAGCGAAGATATAAATCATTATCTTTTGCATACTTTTTTGCAGGATAAAATGAACCATTCAATCTCAAAGTTCCCGCCGAAAAAGTGTATTTAACATCCATAGGACCAATATACATGTAGTCAATTGGCCCTCCCATTTTTTTATTACCAACAACTATTTTTTCCTTTAAGTTATCACTAACTTTTCCATACATATCAGGGACATCCATCATTCCACTAATAAATCCTTTCTTTATATACTCATTCAATGCTGCGTTCAAAAACATTTTTGTAAGACCAGGAACAGCTAATTCAAGTCCTTCCAAACCACCACCAGCAATACTCGGAGCACTTTCACCTTTGTTTGAAACATTAAAAGTTGTTCTATCTGTAGTAATTATAACATCGGTATAAGGTTCTGTTCCTGCAGATGAACGACCTTCAAATTTTTCTGCAAACTTAACTCTCGGTATTCTTATTCCATTGGCACCAACAACAGTGAATGGTTTCCCCCCGTTTTTTCCAAACCCCATTCTTATTGCATCTATAAGACCTTGTTCCTGCCTTTCTGCCTTTTGTCCCGCCATTATACTAAAATACTATTTCAAGTATTTAGAAATGGAGATAAGGAGACTCGAACTCCTGACATCAGCCTTGCAAAGACCGCGCTCTACCAACTGAGCTATATCCCCAATGAAGACATTATAAAACCCCTCAACTAAAAAGTCAAGGGGTTAGAGCAACCTTCCGTGGTTATTTATCAACCACGCTTGGCACGAAGTTTTGCAAGAACTGCTCCTGCTACTTTTTCACCACGCTCTTTAGATCCATAACGCTTAGCCGCAGACTTTGCAATCTTTGCAAATGCCTTACCAGGCTTGCCAATATCCTTACCTGCTCTTGCTGCCTTTGCAGAGTATGATGCTTCTTCTAGTTCTTCCTCTTCGTCTTCGTCTTCTTCAGACTTCTTAGATTTCTTACCTTTCTTCATTTCCTTTTCATCCTCTTCATCATCCTCTTCATCATGCATTGCTTCAGCGATAATATCAATCGCTTCTTTATCAAGAAGGTTTGCCATCATCCACTTTGCTTCTTCTAGAGTTTCTGCAAATCCTTCTGCTTGGAGGAATTCTAGAACAGTATCAAATATATCTACATCCTCTCCCATTCTCTTACGCTTCACATAAGCCATTTGCGATAACTTATGAGAAGCATACTTTTCACCTTCTTTTGCTGGAAGAGGTCTATGACCTGCTCTTCTTTCTGCAGCAAGGTCCTTTCTTCTCTCTGAAGATTCGCCTTTTACTGCCTCATCAACTTCTTGAGGAGCATTAACCTGTTTGTATGCTTCCACCAAACCTCTAAAATTATTCAGATCCATTAGAAAAACTTTATACTCTTCTAAGAATATTTATAAAAAAAGACCCTCAAGGGGTCTCAACAACAGAAGTGATAGCATCATCAAGGTCAGTAATGACTTCACGAATCTCAAATACACGTTCTGGAACAGAAGGTCCTGTTGTATATCCCTTTTGTGCATCAAACAGAACTTGACGAACTGCTGCTGCAGCACGGACAGACATTTCTACATTTACTTTACTCACAGGTCTCCCTCCACACGATTTTCAGAACGGTAAACATCAAATGCACCTTCAGGATAACGAGCACTCAACTTCTCATAATTCATTTCCATAATCTCACGGAAGTTGGTATCAAGTGCCATACATGCTTGAGCCAGATACCAGCAGATATCACCAAGTTCACGTTTCATATGAAAAACATTCTCTTCATTATACGGTTTACCTTGAAGGATAATCTTTTTCACAACTTCAGTAAACTCACCTGCTTCTGCACTCATACCAAGAGCAGCAGTCAGAAGACGGGGTACATCGGCATCATCAGAAGCTTCAAGTGTAGTCATTCGTGAAAGAAGTTGTGCGAAGTCACTGCTTGCAGGACTTGTAGTTTGACGAACAAACTCAATATACTTATCACTATCAATAACTTTCTTTTCAGTAGTCATCAAAATTTAAATCCCTCAAATGATTTTTTAGGTTTCTTTTCTTCATAATCATACTCTTCTTCCTTTCCATTGTCAAGGATATCTTGTTGAGCAGATTGTTCGCAGTCATACAGGCGCATTTTAGCACGGTCAATACCAATCACAAAACGCTTATGAATGGTAGGATCATTATAACGATTCTTCAATTGTTTCACAAGAATTTGGCCGAGTCCTTCAAGTTCTTCCGTACTAATCAAAGCAAACATCAAGTCAGCAGTAGCAGGAAGACCAAATGATTCTGAAGTATCAGTCAGTTCCACATCGGAAGAACCATAACCAGAACGAGTTGTCTGGGTAGCACTCACAATAGGAACATTAAACTCAACCGCAAGACCACGAAGTTCTTCAGCAATTGCTTTAACAAAGGTATATGAATTGATGTTTGCATTTCCACGATATCTTGAAGAAGCACAAATGTTTAGATAATCAATAAAGATAATATCTGGTCGAAATGATTTCTTCAAGGCAAGTTCATTTAGCAAAGACTTAAAGTGCCCCGAATGTGCTGATGCAGTTGGATACTCTTTAATAATAAGTTGACCTTGTGTTTTCTTTGCAAGATTTGTTACCTTACTCTCGAACATCTGTTTTGGTAGGTCCGCGATGTCCTGAATTGGAACATTGAGAAGGTTTGCATCAATTCGCTCAGCAATTCGTTCCTCCGCCATTTCAAGAGTGATGTAGAGAACGTTCCTGCCTTGCAATAAGACGGAAGAAGCCACATGGCACATAAAGAGACTTTTTCCGACACCCGTACCAGCAAGAGCGATGTTGAGAGTCTTATTAGGTAAACCACCTTTTGTGATCTTGTTAAAGTATTCAAGATCAAATTCAATCTTGTCTTCCTTTTTATGGTATGACTCATAGCGTTGTTCATAGTCTAACAGATAATCATGACCGATGTGAGTATCAAAAGATACTGCAAGAGCATCTGATAGAATACTAGGTATACTGTCTCTATTTTTCTTTTCATCGTTACCATCTGCAATATGGATTGATTCCATCAGAGCAAGATAGATGGCACGATCACGACACCACTTTTCAGTAGTGTTAACCAACCAATTGAATTCTGAGGGAACATCTTCCAGGCAACTAATCAGATGAGTGATCTCTTTAAAAGAAGTATCATTAATGTCATTGCGTTTCTCAATTTCAATACAAAGAACTTCTTTAGTTGCTGGTTGATTATATTCTTGAACGAACTTTAAAATTTCCTCAAATACAATTTTTTGATTTAGATCTTCAAAATATTCAGACTTAATAAATGGAACGACTTTTCTTAAATATTCTTCATTATGTAACAGGTTTCTAAGAACTAGAAACTCAACTTTCTCCATAACTAAATTCCTTTCGTGCGATTTCGTCCAACTGTTGCATTACTTCTTCTGTGAAATATACTTCAGGTTCTTTTAGAATCTGCTTAGCATAAATCTTTTTACCATCAATCTCATAGCGTCCTGCTACATTCTTCCAAAGTCCACCAATCTCACCGAGTTCAA